GAAGAAGAGGAAGAAGAAGAGGAGGATGTTAAAGAAGAAACTCCTGCTGTTAATATTCCAAAAACTAAAGCTGGTGTAATCCAAGCTGCTGTTGATATGCTTAAGAAAGCTAGAAAAGAAGACGCGCAAAAACTTTTTGCAAAAATGGCGAAGGTTGACGAAACTTCTGAGGAAGAATCAATTAAATCTGCAGATGCTGCTATTAAGAAAGTTAAAAAAGCACCAGTTCCTGGAGCTAAAGCTAAAGTAGAATCAGTAGATTTTGATGAGGATTTAGATGCATTGGTTAAAGAGGAAGCAACACTTTCTGATGAATTCAGAGGAAAGGCGGGAGCTATATTCGAAGCCGTATTAACATCTAAGTTAACTCAAGAAGTTGAAAGACTGGAAAGCGAATATGCGCAAAACCTTGAAGAAGAAGTATCTGACTTACAATCTTCACTTGTAGAAAAGGTAGATTCATATCTTAACTACGTAGTTGAAAATTGGATGAAAGAGAATGAAGTTGCAATTCATAACGGTTTAAGAACCGAAATTGCTGAAGACTTCATGACTTCACTACAAGGTGTGTTCAAAGAGCACTACATCGAAGTACCGGAAGGTAAAGTGGACTTAGTTGATGAACTCAACGAACAAGTTACTGAACTCGAAGAAACTTTAAATAAAACCACAGAAGATAATATCAAATTACATGAATCTAATCAAGTTTTGGTTAGAGCTGAAGTAATTAGAGAAAAATCTGAAGGGCTTGCTGAAACTGAAGCTGAAAAATTAGCATCTTTAGTTGAAGATATTGAATTTGATAACAAAGAAAACTTTGAAACAAAAGTACAAGTTGTTAAAGAATCATACTTCAAGAAAGAAGTTAGTGAATCAGTAGACGAAGTTGATAGTCTATTAGGTGAAGATAATCAAGAAGTTGATTTATCAGAATCTATGTCTAGATACACACAAGCTATAACAAATTTTACTAAATAAAATATATAAGGGGAAACAGAAATGTTTAATGCAGACGCAAAACTTATGGAAAAATGGGGTCCAGTTTTAGAGCACGACAGTGCACCTGAAATATCCTCATCATACAAGAAAGCTGTTACAGCTAGATTGTTAGAAAACCAGGAAGTTGCTCTAAGAGAAGAAAGAATGCAAGCTCAAGGAAATTATATTTCTGAGGCAGCTGCTGTTAACAAAACAGGTTCAGGTATTGATAACTTTGACCCAGTTTTAATTTCTTTAGTTAGAAGAGCAATGCCTAACTTAATTGCTTATGATATCGCTGGCGTTCAGCCAATGAGTGGTCCTACAGGACTTATCTTTGCAATGAAATCACACTATACTAACCAGTCAGGTACTGAAGCACTATTTAATGAAGCTGATACAGCTTTCTCAGGTGACGGTACAACTCAAGAAGCTGGTCCAACTGGTCTTGAAGGCGTAGACGGTTCTACCGGTGATGCTACAACTTTAGCTGATGACGATACTACTCACACTTTCGGTGCTGGTAAGACTACAGCTGATGCTGAAGCTCTAGGTACTTCAGGCTCACCTGCTTTTGCTGAAATGGCTTTCTCAATCGAGAAAACAACAGTAACTGCTCAGTCAAGAGCTTTAAAAGCTGAGTATACAATGGAATTAGCACAAGATCTTAAAGCAATCCATGGATTGGATGCTGAAGGCGAACTTGCTAACATTCTTTCATCTGAAATTTTAGCTGAAATTAACAGAGAGGTTGTGAGAACAATTCTTGTTAAGGCTAAATTAGGTGCTCTACAATCAAACGTAGTACTGAAAGGTGCTTTTGATGTTGAGACTGATTCAGACGGCAGATGGATGGTAGAGAAGTTCAAAGGTCTTATCATGCAAATCGAGAGAGAAGCAAACGTTATTGCTAAAGAAACAAGAAGAGGTAAAGGTAACTTTATCCTATGTTCTTCAGACGTAGCATCTGCTCTTGCTGCAGCTGGTTTATTAGACTATACTCCTGCTTTAAGTGCTAACTTAAATGTTGATGACACAGGTAATACATTTGCTGGTGTTCTTAACGGAAGAGTAAAAGTATACATCGATCCATACGCAACTGAAGACTTTGTATGTGTTGGTTACAGAGGTGCTAACCCATACGATGCTGGTATTTTCTATTGCCCATACGTACCTTTAACAATGGTTAAAGCAGTCGGTGAGCAAGATTTCCAACCAAGAATCGGTTTCAAAACTAGATATGGTATGGTAGCTAACCCATTTGTAACAGGTTCAGGCCTAGGTACAGATAGACAGAACGTATACTTCAGAATTTTCAAAGTAAATGGAATCATGG